AAACAACAACACCGGGGCGACGACGACTGTTACCACCGATCCGACGTTGGGGACGACGAGTCAAACTACGACGACTACAGATGGTACCTCCACCACCACGGTAGACGCATCTTCGCAGGTAACAACTAATGTTACTGTGGACACAACCACCGGACTCAGCACCGAGACTGTGTGCCGTCTACCCGAAAGGCCTGAATCCGAAGTCGTGATCACAGTAACTAATCCGACGACTGGTGAGATAGTGTCGACGGAGACAAAGACCGTCGCGGAACTCAGCCCTGAGGAGAAAGAAAAGCTCATCGTGTCGGAGCCTGAACCGGTGACGAAAACCCCGGAGAAAAAACCGACCGTCAAGAAAGCTGTAACGCCCACACCTTCAGGCGGGATGACGCTCGGTCAAGGTCCACAGGCAACGTCCAAGATTGAAATGCCCGAAGAGGCGTGGCTAGGTGGACGGTTTCGCACCGATCTGCCCTCAATCGCGGCGATGTTCCCGTTTCTTTTCCCCTCCCAAGAGCAGCAGGACACGGCGGCGGTATCCGCGCTGCGCCGCGCCTCAGGTGCCGAACCTCAAGTACCCAAGAAGGAAGATATGGATTATTACGCATACGGTAAAGAACCATCGATCGACAGCGTACTCGAACCGTACTTGAACGGGGGATCTGTCCAAAAGTACGCCCAGGGTGGTATAATAATGCCTTCGGCGCTGCAAGCCGCAGCCGGTGGGACACCACACAAGGGTTCGCATTACGTGCAGGGTGCAGGGGGTGGGCAGGACGACTTGATCCCGGCGAGGCTCGCGGACGGTGAGTATGTGTTCGATGCAGAAATCGTAGCGGCACTCGGCGATGGGTCGAACAAAGAAGGGGCACGGAGATTGGATGCCATGCGAGAAGCGATCAGGAAGCACAAGCGATCGGGATCCCTGAAAAAGATCCCACCACCGGCCAAGAATCCACTCGCGTACTTTAAGGAAGCGAACAAATGAGCCTCACCCAAGGAGCACCGTTACCCGATGTAACGACTAAAAAGACGACCGGTACGGCGGGTCCCGACTGGTACAATACGTACCTGGAGAATCTGGCCAAGGCCGGAATGGGCGCTCTCGGCACGACAGCGGAAGGGGTATTCACGCCGAAAACCGGCGCGGAGCTAGTCGCCGGGTTCGATCCGCTGCAGACCTCAGCGTTGGCCCGGGGCGAAACCGAACTCAAAGGTTACGAAGATTATTTTACCGATGCTGCAGACCTTGCCGAGAAGGCCGGGCAAGGGATCACCCCAGAACTAATCGCTCAGTACATGAACCCCTACACGCGGGGATTCACGACTGAAGCGGGTACGCGCGTCCCGGGTGTAGTGGACGAAATGGAAAGGCTCTCGCAGCAGAACATGCAGCGGAATCTAATGCCAGCGTTGAAATCGTTCTTCGGTGGTACGGGCGGGACTGGATCGCAACGAATGCTTGGGGCACTGGGACAAATGGGGGCTGACGTTCAGGCGAACCTTACCGGTGCGCAGACCCGGGCACTCTCGGATGCATTTAACAAAGCCGTAGATACCGCAGGTACCCAAGCCGGACTCTACCGTTCTGCGGCGGAGACCACGAAAGGCCTTGGGCAAGCGGACCTAGACGCAGCTATTAAATCGATCACCGGTCAATTCGACCTCGGTGCGAAGAGTCAAGCGCAGGAGCAGGCAAAGCTTCTCGCACCAATTGCTACCGCTACCGGTGCTGGGAACATTTTCGCGAATTTAAAGGTTCCGACCACAGTGACCGAGGATTTCAAGGGCCCGATGCCCGGTGCGTACGCCTCCTCGCCACTCTCGCAAATCGCTGGACTCGGGTCGCTGTTCGCCGCAGGTGCAGGTGGCACGTCGGCGGTCCAGGGAATTACTGATACCTTTAAGAACCTGTTCGGCAGTGGAACTGGTGGTGGCGGGGCGATCTCCGATTGGCTGTCGGGTTACTCATCCGGAGCGCCTTCCGAATCGTCGATGTCGAGCGTAGACCTTGGAGACTTCAATGGGTGAAGCAGCTGAAGATTCAGGCGCGGAAGGCTACAGCCCACTTCTGGCGCAAATGCTGAAGATCGACCCGAATAAACTTGGGGAGGTATCCTTGTCCGCGCTCGGAAGACAAGCGATGGGGTCGGAGACTGAAGCCTACAAGGCTGCCATGGCCGAGGTGACAGCAGCACGCGAAGCGATGAAAGCGGCACTCGAGAATCGCAAGGGTCGTGTGGATCCTACGATGCTCGCACTCGCTCAAGGATTCCTGGCACCTACGCGCACTGGCTCTTTCGGTGAATCACTTGGTACCGCAGTGGGCTCTTACCAACAAGCTCAAGCCAGAGAGGAATCTCGTGCAGCTGAACTCGCGAAAATGCGCCTGGAACTTGCAAACGCTGCAGTTCGAGAAGAGAAGGAGGCAGCAACACTGGGCCTCAACGTTGCATCAAAGCTCACCCCAAAGCTTACCGCTTTCCAGCAGCAAGTCCAGTCCGAAGGAATCGACCCAAGATCCCCGCAAGGCATCAAGCGAATCCTAGAGCTCCAGGCCATAGATAAGGCTACGCCCGAAATGCGAGAGTTCGCAGCGTCCGCGAACATGAACATTACCGATCCGATGTTCGCTGCAGCGTTTAAATCGGCGCAAGCCACGAAACCGCTCACCGACGTCGCGGCAAGACTCGGAGTCGATGTACGCACTGCTGAGGGTCGGCAATCGGCACAAGCCGAATTGCAACGCGAAGCCTTCCGGAAGGAGAATCCCGAGGTGGCGAAAGCGCTGGCTTCCTTCGGTGGAGACCCGCTCAAGCTCAGCGATCGTCAACGCGCGGAGCAAATCGTCACACGCGCTCGAAATCTCGAAGAATCCTCGAAATCCCAAAGCATTGCGACGGCGAAGCTCCAAGCTGACCGTTTACGCCAGGAGATCGAAGAGAATCGCCGCACAGGAAATGCCCCCGCAGTCGCCGAGACCGCGAGAGCAGCCGGGGTGCCGCTGGATACCTCCGACCGGTACGCGGGGCTGACGCCTAAAGAGAGGGCTGAAAAGCAGACAAAAGACCGAGAGGCTGCGGACAAGTACGTGTCCGAAAAGATCAACCCCTTCCTCGCGGGACTGGACGACGACGTCAATAACCTGCGCCGCGCACTGGAGCTTAACAAGCAGATTAACACCGGAGTGGTGAAGGGAATGGGGTACGGAATCGGCGAGACCGCGAAACTGCTCTCCGGTGACCGTGCGAAATTCAACGAGTTCGATGCGCTGGCCGCACTCTCGGCGAAGCAGAACCGGATCCCGGGTGACTCCAACGTGTCGAACATCGACGTGCAGATGATGCGCCTTGGGACGTTCTCCTCGGACAAGGAGCCGAGCAGCAATGACACGATTATTCAATACCAGCTGGCTCAAAGACTACGCGACCGCGATTTCCAGAATTATATATCCAATTATGCGGCGGTTAACGGTGCTATTACTCCTCGTGCTACTGCTGAGTGGCGAAGATATTTGGATGCTAATCCAATCACTGCTCGAGACAAAAACGGTAAACTGATCATGAACCCGAATTGGGTACCGTACACCACTTATTTTGCTGCTCCGCGAGTGAAGGTCGACGCCAGCGGTAAGGAGACACAGTAATGGCAAAAGAGCGGTTGATCAACGGCGTCATTTACGAATTCCCGGACGATGCGAGCGACGCGACTATTGAGCGATTCGTGGCCCGGAAGACCGGTAGCGCACAGGGTTGGACTCCGAAGACGCCAGTCAAGCGCGAAGAGCCCAATCTCTCCGGCATGCCTGCTGCATTCGCGCAGGGCCTTACGATGGGGTTCGCGGACGAAGCCATGGCTCGTGCTCGATCGCTTGGTGGCGGTGACTACTCGGATCTCGTCAAAGCCGAACGCGAATCACTCCGCAAGTACCAGGAGGAGCACCCGATAAAGAGCACATTGGCCGAGGTGGCCGGTGCCGCAGTCCCTGCGGTTCTCACGGGCGGGGCGTCTTTGGCTCCACAGGTCCCAGCGAGATTGGCACCAAAACTCGCGCAGTTCCTCTTCGGCTCCTCCCCCTCAATCCCCCGAGCGATGGGGTACGGTGCGGGGCAGGGTGCGATTACCGCTGCCGGGACCACCGAGAAGCCACTCAGTGAACTCCCCGCCGAAATGACCCGGGGAGCTGCTCAGGGGTCGCTCTTCGCGGGTGGACTCGGGGTGCTCGGCAAGTACGTGGTGATGCCCTCCTTCCGAGCGTTGAAAGCGCAAATGGGATTCGGCGACGATAATAAAGCGGCAGACATCGTCATCGCCCGGGCACTCCAGCAGGACGGCAAGACTCCGGAACAGGCACTCGCCTCTCTCCAAGCGGTGCAACGTGGTGAAATGACCCTGGCCGACGTCGGGGAAGCCACCGCGAACCTGCTTCGTCGTGCCTCCCAGGCACCGGGACAGGCGAGAGATATAACCAAGAGCGCCCTCGTGCAGCGCGAGGTGGGACGAGTCCCTCGGGTGTCCGATGACCTCCGCACCTTGATGTCGGGTAGTAAAGATTTTTACACCGACGTCCAGAACCTGCTCGATTCCAGACGAGCCTCAGCCAACGCGCTTTACCAGGATGCATGGTCGAATGCCCCCACCTTCACCCCGCAGAATTCGCGGGATCTGGCGAGGCTCTCGAACCTGCCCTCGTTCAAAGAGGCGATGAAAGTCGGCCAACGCCGGATGGAAGACCAAGGGATTGATATCTCGAAGCCTCGAAACGTGCTCCGTGGGCTGCACGAGACGAAGCTCGCATTGGACGATCTAATCGCCGCGCAGACAGATTCGATCACCCGTAAAGTGTCGCACCAGGGCGTGACCTACATGGACATGCGGAATCGGCTTGTTAGCGAAATGGAGAAGCTTTCACCCCAGTACCGACAGGCACGACTCCAATACGCCGGGGATTCCGAGATGCTGGACGCCATGGAGAAGGGTAAACGCGTGTACCAGTCGCCCGAAATGATCATGCGGCGCGAGATCGCGGATTTCTCCCAGAACCCCTCGGTTTACGACGCTTACCGTGCTGGGATCGCGCAATCGATGCTCGAGAGACTTCGCGCAGGGGGTGGTGCAGCGGATCCGTTACGGACGGTGTTTCCGAAGGATAGCGAAGCCAAAATTCGGCAAGCGTTCAGGGACAACCAAGCCTTCGACGAATTCAAGAGCCGACTTCTCGAAGAATCCAAGATGCTCGGCACCGAGAAAGCCGGGTTTCGACGGACTGCGGTCGATACTGACCTCGACTCTCAAGGGGCCTCCGGGGTGGGCGCTGCTCGCGCGCTCTTGTCGGGTAGCCCGGTCCAGGCGACGCTCGAAGCCCTCCGCGCAACGTTCCCCCGGGTAACTGGGATGCCGGAACAGACGGCACAATCCGTGGCGGGAAAGCTCACCACTCCGACCACGGGACTGGACCCGGTGATCGAGGGCATTATGCGAAGCCTGCAGTCGGAAGAGGCGGCGCTAAAATCCCAATCCACCCTGGCCAATATCGGTGGAGCACTCGCCGGAAGCCAAGCGGCGACAAGGAAGCCTACTCCTCAATATCCGGAGGACACCCAGGGGCGCGAGGATGGGTCTCCGGCTGGCTCCTTGGGGTCTCCGTTGAGCTTGCAGAGGTAGTAAGCTACGTCAATAGCCACCGGGGGTTCGAACGCCTCCGAGAGGCTCTCTTTGCGATTCTTATTTCGCACACCCGCATGAACCCTATCCCGGCGACGACCTATGTGGCCCGTGGAGCAGGGTTGCCGTCTGGAACCCCTCGAGACCGTTCCATTGTTCCATTATGGTGGAACAGAGATGGAACAGCCTACTGGCTCCGAGGCCCCGTCGGACGGGCGTTCTGAGGCAGTGGTATTCCTGTTCCACCGTTCCATCTGGCATATATACATATTCAGGTTCGAAAACACGAATAGTATACGTATATATGCATGGAACAATGGAACAATTGCCGAGAGGCCTTACGTGACGGGGGTTCTGGCCGTTCCATCTGTGTTCCATTATGATGGAACGGTGGAACAAGGGTGGAGCAATGCTAAGACTTGCGCTCCGGGGAGAGATGTATTATAATTATACCAGCCCACCGAGGTGGTGTCAATAGTAATAGATAGAGGAACGTAAAGGATGGAAGGGTTAGTGAACGACTTCGCCGATTTATTCTCGGGGAACCTGCGCTCTTACGGGCGATGGGATCCGGTCTCCGGGAACATGTCGACGGTGAAAGGGGAGGTCTCGAACGACCAGTACCTGGAGCACCTGGAGGGTGGGATCGGGTTAGGGATCGTCCCGGTGACGGACGGTGGTACCTGCAAGTTCGGGGCGATTGATGTGGACAAGCACGAGTCGCCGGAGGATATCGATTTCGAGGCGTTGCAAGCCAAGATCAACGAGTACCGGCTCCCGCTGGTGATGTGCCGGACCAAACGCGGGGGTGCACACTTGTACCTTTTTGGCGAAGAATACCTTTCGGCCAAGCAGGTGCGACGGGTGCTCGGTTCGTGGCGGGATGTACTGGGGATTAAGCACAAGACCGAGATCTTCCCGAAGCAGGACTCGCTCGTGACTTCGAGTGGCGAGAAGGCGCTGGGGAACTGGATTAACCTTTGCTACTTCGACGCCGAGCAGACGCTCAGGTACGGATTCGACGATGATTGCAACAAGCTCTCGTTCGATCTCTTCCTGCAATATGCGCAAAGCAAGCGCGTCACCGTCGAGCAACTCGCCGAGCTTACCCTCCGCGAGCACCTGGAGGCACCGCCCTGTATCCAGAAGATGATTCACTCCGGCGTCGAGTCTGGTGCTCGGAATGAGGCGCTGTACAATGTCACCGTGTACCTGAAGAGGGCGAGGCCCGATAACTTTTTCGACGACGCGGTGGCGCTTAACGGTACGATGTTCGATAAACCGCTCGGGAACGCGGAAGCGAAAAAGGTCATCCGCTCCGCCTCACGGCGCGACTACCTGTACCGGTGTGCCGAGGAGCCCTGCAAGTCGCTTTGCGATCGGAAGGTGTGTGTAACCCGCGAGTTCGGGATCTCGATGGACGAGAAAAAAGAACTCGACGCCCACGACGCGCTACCCCAGTTCTCGGAGCTGATCGAGTACCTGTCGGATCCACCCCGGTGGGGAATACATGTTAACGGGCAGTTGATCTCGAATATCCCGACCGTGGTTCTGAGGGACCCGAGCCTGATGGGTACGCTCATTTTCGAGCGACTCAAGATCAACATCCCGAAGATCACCCTCGATAATTGGCGCTCCCGGGTGCTGGATCCGCTGGTACCGAATATCCGGACGATCGAGGTGCCGAAAGAGGCGTCGGCGTCGGGGATCGTGCAAGCGAAGTTTGCCGAGTTCGTGCAGAAGGCCGATCTGTCCAAGGACGGGAAGGACACCAATGATCGTAAGGCGCTGCTTCGCAACATCCCGATCGTGCAGGTCATCGATGGGACGCGTTGCGTGGTGTTCCGGGGAACCGCCTTCTCCGAGTACCTGAAGCGAAATAAAGCCGAGGTCCAGACCGGCATGGATCTGTGGACCACGCTGCGGCGCGATTGCAACGCTTCACACGACAAAATCCGCGTACCGGGTGGCAAGACCCTGAACGTCTGGTACGCTCCAATCACCGAGGAATATGAGGTCAAGGTCGATGAGCCTGAATTTACCACCGAATTCTAAAGAAACGAGTATTGATTATGATCCCAAAACCGGACGATTCATCGTCTCTTCCCCGCCTTGGCTTCTGGAAAAAGTGCGACAGATTCCTAATCGTCGCTGGGATTCTCGTCGAAGAGTGTGGACTGCTCCTGCACTCCGAGCTAATGCTGAGTATATACTCGGGGCTTTTCAAAGCCGTTGTTTTACTGACCGAGCTTCTGCTGCAGCTCAAGCGGCTCTCGAGAAATCCCGCCCTGTTCAGGGTTCAATGTTTCCGGCTGGTTACACTTTCCGAACGACTCCTCGGCCGTATCAGAGACAAGCTCTTGATCGTGCATACGACAAGAATGTCTTTGCGTATTATATGGACATGGGTACAGGGAAAACGAAGGTCTCTCTGGACCTGTTAGGCGCACTGTACCTGGACCAAAAGGTAGACCGCTTCCTCGTCGTCACTAAGTTCTCGACCCGCAAGAACTGGGAACGTGAGGTCGGTATTCACCTGCCCTTCGAGGCGGACATCATGGTGCTCGATACCACGAAGCCCAAAGTGTTCGAGAAGTGGAACACGACGGGCGATCGGTTCAAAATCCTTATCGTCGGCACCGAATCGCTCGCCGCAGGGTCCGCCGTGAACTACGCGGACGCATTCCTGATGGTCTCGACTCGGGCCGCGATGGTGGTAGATGAGGCACACATGATCAAGAACCATTCGGCGGTGAGGAGTAAGACTTGCGTTTCGCTCGGCCGTAAAGCCGAGTACCGGTTCATCATGACCGGCACCCCGGTGGCGAACGGTCCGATGGACGTTTTTATGCAGTTTGAGTTCCTGGACCCGAACATTATCGGGATCGGGGATTTTTATTCCTTCCGTAATCGCTACGCGGTGATGGGCGGCTACGAGGGGAAGGAGATCGTTGGGTACCAGAATCTGGATGAACTGATTGAACTGATTTCCCCGTTCATCTTCCAGGTGCGTAAGTCCGAGGTGCTCACCGAGTTGCCCCCGAAAGTGTTCGCCGTGCGCGAAGTGCAGATGACTGATGAGCAAAAAAGATTATATAGACAGATTTCTAAAGAAGACAAAGCAGTATCTGGAGATCGAGGCGTCACCGTCAAGTCCGTGCTCGAGCGGATGCTCAGACTACAGGAGATCTGTGGCGGGATCATTGCGTACGAGCGAAATCCTGACCTTTACAACCCGGACAAGTACGAGCATTGTCGTATCCCGGGTAAGAATCCGAAGGTCGAAGAGCTGAAGGCGATCATGGAGGAAACTGACGGCGCGGTGATCATTTGGTGTCGATTCCTGGAAGAGATCGCGATGGTGAGCGAGGCCTTACGCGAGACTTACGGTCGGCGATCCGTAGTCGAAATCCACGGCGGGATTGGGGAGCAGCAGCGGGACGATAATGTCCAGGCATTCCAGCGCGGTGAGGCGCGGTTTCTGGTCGGCAATGCAGCAACGGGTGGTGTGGGTCTGAATATGACTCGGGCCGAGACCGTGGTGTATTTTTCGAATTCGTTCTCCTTCACCGATCGTGACCAGTCCGAGGATCGTGCGCACCGGATCGGGCAGACAAAGTCGGTGACTTATATCGATCTGGTGTGCGAAGGGTCGGTGGACGAGGTCGTGCTCGATGCGCTGCGAAGCAAAAAGGACGTCTCCGAATACGTTCGCCGGAGCATTAATGATGCAAACGAAGATATCTTACGTCGATTACTCTCCTAGTGGTATAATAGGAGTCTGCTACATAGAGGAATAGAGCGATGTCATCCCGAGTATTCGTGACCCAAGAGGTCACTACCGCGAACTACACCGACCTCGATCGGTGGGGGGAGCCCACATTTTTAACCGCGTCTGAGGTCTCGAATGTACGAACTTCGGTCCATAACCGTAAACTGGTACACGTCATCCGGTCGAAGCTCGAGACCTTTGACCCGGAGCGTGACTATATCGCACCGTCTGGATCCCCAATTGTCACGGGGATTGTATTCGCTGTACTGGCAGCTCAGGGCGTCCGAAAGTTCCCAGTGCTCAAGTGGAATAACCGAGACCGGATATACACTCTGGTCCTTGTAGAAATCGATACGACGGAGGTAGAAGATGTCATCTGAAGACGCACTCAACGAAGAATTCCGGATCTACGACGGGTTGAAGCTCACCGAGCTGATAATCCGCATGCACGAGATTCAGAGCAAGAAGGACCGGCTTGAAGCTCAGACGAAGGAACTGAACAAGCATTTCGACTTCTTGCGAATCACCAAGATCCCCGGGCAGATGGAAGAGGAGGGGATCGACCGAATCAACGTCACCGGGGTGGGGCGGGTGTCGCTAACCGCAGATATGCACGTGTCGGTCAAGGCGGACAAGAAGGGTGATTTCTACCAGTGGCTGCGCGATAACGGTCGGTCGGACCTGATCGCCGAGACGGTGAATCCGTCGACGTTGAAAGCCACGGTGAAGAATATGGTCAAGAGCGGCGAGGCGTATCCGGATGATCTCCTGAACGTCTCCCCTTTTACACGTGCCTCGATTACGAAGGCATGAGAACGAATTCGGCGCGAGCCGGGTACTGGCGGGAGGTCCCGTCTGTTAATTGTAATGGAGTAATTACAAATGGCGAAAGCTAAAGAGTTAGTAACTGCCGCGAAAAGCGATTTCGATATTGTCACTACGGATGCTCCCGAGTGGCTCCCGACCGGCACGACGCGGGGAACGGAGAACATCACGACGGACGACATGATCATTCCTCGAATCGAGGTGATCCAGGCGCTTTCCCCGGCGCGAAACAAGAAGGATTCCTCATACATCGAGGGGGCCGAAGAGGGGATGCTTTTCAATAACGTGACCCGTGAGCTTTACGGCGAGTCGGTCACCGTGATCCCGGTGTTCTACACCAAGCAGTACCTGATCTGGAAGGACCGCAAGCTCGGTGGCGGCGGCAGCAATGGCTTCCGGGGTGCGTTTAACACCCGCGAGGACGCATTAGCCGAAATCTCTAAGCTCGGTGAGGATGGACTCGAAGCGATAGACACCGCGCAGCACTTTGTGCTTGTGCATCATCTGGGGCAGGTCACCGAGGCTGTGCTCTCGATGAGCAAGTCGAAGATGAAGGTCAGCAAGCGTTGGAATTCGTTGGTGCGTATGACCAACATGGATTCGTTCGCTCGGGCTTACACGTTGTCTTCGGTCGAGGAGACCAACGCGCGGAACGAGTCCTATTACAATTTCAACATTGCACCGCTGGGATTTGTGAACAAATCGCTTTACGATCGTGCGCTCCAGCTCTTCACCACGATCAAGTCCGGTGGTGTTAAGGTCAGCAATGATTACGACGCTGCCGATGTTGGCGAAACTGAGTACTAGGAGGACATCATGGAAAACGAAGGACCAATGACGTTTGGTGAGAAGGCAGTGGGCCTTACCTTTAACCCTAGTGGCGACCCGACGGTCGAGGCGATCAAGCGCAAGTGCGCCGATCTGATTGATGAGATTCACGAGCTGCGCACCAATCAGCCCAACGCGGAGATCGCGCGCATGGCGAGCATCGCTATCACCGAGCTGCAGACCGCCCAGATGTGGGCCGTCAAAGCCGCGACGTGGAGATACTGAGATGAGCACAAGTAACGCAAGCACCATCCCGGAGTTTCAAGGCCCAACGATCAACTATCCTGGTGGGCCTGTCCAGTTCACGAAGGGAGGAGAAAAAGACCCCTGGAAGCACCGCTCTGCTGGGATGCGCTGCCAGACCTGTATGTGGTTTGTGGCCAAGGCGCCGGCCGCCAGGGCGCAAGGCATCAGCGACGAGAAAATCGTTGGCCGCTGCCGTCGTCATGCGCCAACCATGGGCGGCTATCCGGTGGTTTTCACGACCGACTGGTGCGGTGATCATCGGCTGGACGAGAATAAAGTCTGATGCACGTTCGGGCCATCTACGGTCCTCCTGGCACCGGTAAGACCACGGAGTTGCTGCGATTAGTGCAGCACACGCGCGAGACCGGTGTCCAGGCCGAGCGGATAGCGTTTCTGTCGTTCACCCGTGCGGCGGCGAGTGAGGCGTTATCTAGGCTCGGCCTGAAGAGGTCCGATAACGTATCCACGATTCACGCGATGGCGTTTCGCTCTTTGGGATTGAAGCAAGCCCAGGTGGTGGACCATATTAAGCTGCGTGAATTCTCGAAAGTCACCGGTATTCCGATCGTCGGCAAGTCCCCCGAGGACGATGAAGAGCGCACCGATGGGGACGCCTATTTGGATCTGCTGAATTATGCGCGAAACACCTTCAGTCACCCTTCCGAAGTCTACGAGATTTCGGATCGTCCGGGCACTCGTGCAGAATATGAAATGTTCGTCTCGGCGTACGCGAACTGGAAGAAGACCTACGGTTACTACGACTTCACCGACATGCTCGAGAGGGCCAGTGCCGGAGCTGTTCGACAGGGAATTGAAGTCCTATTCGTCGACGAGGCACAAGACCTTTCACCTCTGCAGTGGCGTGTTATTGAGCGGCTCGCAAAACGCGCACATCAAGTCTTTGTCGCGGGGGATGATGACCAAGCAATATATGCTTGGTCGGGCGCTGATCCACACGGTATGGCAAAATTCTGCGCGAAGCACAAGGGTGATAGCGTTGTGCTCTCGCTCTCGCATCGACTTCCTGTTGCAGTGCACCAGAAGTCCCAGTCTCTCATTCGTCGAGTCCTTTTCCGCGTGGATAAGGATTTTGATTCTTGTGGACGCCCAGGCACAGTACGGAACCATGGGTCAATGGCGTCGATTGATGTTGAACACGGCGAGGATACGCTGGTTTTGGCACGGACGCATTCAATCCTGCGTGAAGCTGAAAACGCGCTCATCGACCGCCGCATCCCCTACGTTCGGGAGTCGGGCCGTCCGGGAATGTTCCAGAATCGGTATGCCATTGGCCTTCGATCATACAACAAGATTCGCGACGGAAAACGTCTATCAGACTCTGATCGATCGGCTCTCTTTGCAGTGGGATCAGCAGAGACAAAGGCAGCGCTCGAAAGAAACGATTACATGGCGATCGTCGCGTCCCCTTTCTACATTGCGATCGAAATGCCGCACCGCGTCATCGATTACTACCAGGAGGTCGACATCGATGTGGAGCCTACTATTCGACTCTCCACTATTCACGCGGCTAAAGGCCATGAGGCGGATCGCGTCATCGTACTTACGGATATGACGAATCGCGTGGCGGACAGTGCTCATGCTAAGCCGGACGACGAGATCCGGGTGTGGTATGTGGCGCTAACTCGCAGCAAAGACGTACTGGATATCGTGGAGGGCTACAATGGCTATAACCTAGATAATTGACAGATAATCCCACGAGTGATATAATAGACCCTTCACCACTATAGAGGACTACATGAAACAGTACGACAACACCAATTCCGGGCTGCTGATGCGGAACGAGAATCGCACCACGGACTCGCACCCCGAGTTCACCGGATCGCTCAACGTCGAGGGCCGGGACTTCTGGGTATCCGCCTGGGTCAATACCGGCAAGCCCGGGTCCAAGATCGAGGGAAAGCGTTACTTCTCGATCAAGCTCTCCCCGAAGGATGCGCCGAATCGCGGGAACACGGGTCGCAAGAACGCGGCTACGGATTTCGACGATATAGACGACGAAATCCCATTTTGATGAATATCCCACGCATTGACGGCCAGATCCCCTACTTGGTGGTAGATACCGAGACCACCGGGCTCAAGTGGTGGGAGGACCATGTGTTCGGGGTCTCTATTGCACTTCCCGATGGCACCGCTGGGTATTGGGATGTACGGGCGACTCCGAAGATCCTGGATTGGATGGTTGACCTGATCGCCGAGGATCGCGTGGGCGTCTGGGTCGGACATAATTTCAAGTTCGACCTGCACTTCCTGCGCGAAGCCCGAGTCGGAATCCCGACCGATCGGATTGATTGTACGATGATTCGGGCGGCGCTAATTAATGAGCATGAGCCGACTTATGGACTCGATTTTTTGGCGCGGAAGTACGTCGGGGCGCAGAAGGACACGGAGATCTACGATGAACTGGCGAAGCTATTTGGGGGTCGTGCTACACGCAACGCGCAGATGCCGAACATTTCACGCGCTCCTCAGGAGGTCGTGGCGCGGTATGCAATCCAGGATGCGGTAGTCACCCGGCAGCTCTACCTGTGGCAGCGGAGCGAGATCGAAAAGCAAAATCTTCATCGAGTGCACAGACTCGAGCGGGATTTGATGCCCGTTATTATCGACATGGAGACCGAGGGAGTGCGGGTCGACGTCGATATGGCCGAGAGGGCCTCTCGTCACCTCACGAAGCGCATCGACGATATGCAGCGGGATCTGAATAGGGAGGCCGGGTTCGAGATCAACCCGAACCCCTCCGGATCGATCGCGCAGCTATTTAAGCCGACCCTGGGTGAGGACAATGAGTGGTACCTGATCGATGGCACCCGGGCCGGGAAGACCGACGGCGGCAAGGCGTCGATCGATGCCGATTGTCTACGTCGCATGAAGCATCCGGCGGCGAAGATGATTCTCGATCTCCGCAAAATGCTCAAGACCCGGGACACCTTTATTCAGGGTCATATCCTCGGGCACCAGCAGGATGGAGTCATTCACTGCAATTATAACCAGACCAAGAACGATTCAGAAGCGGGGACCGGCACCGGACGACTCTCGATCACCAATCCTGCACTGCAGCAAATCCCGTCGCGGGACGTGGCGATCAAATCGCTCGTGCGTCCGATCTTCAAGGCGGATCACGGCGCGAAATGGCTAGGTCTCGATTGGTCGCAGTTCGAATTTCGGGTCGCGAACCATTACGGGCAGGTACCGTCCATTCTGGAGGCCTACCGCGAGAATCCGAACCTGGATTTTCACCAATTGGTCTCCGACATGACCGGCATCCCGAGGAACGCGCAGTACGCGGGGGGACCCTCCTCGAAAGCCATTAATCTTGGACTCGCCTTCAATATGGGGTCCGGGCGACTGGCCCAAGAGTGCGGACTGCCCTACACCGAGGAGACCGGGCCAAATGGGAATCTGTACCTGAAGGCGGGACCCGAGGCGATGGAACTCTTCGAGCGGTACCATGCGGCGAACCCCGGGATGCGGAATATGGCGAACAAGGCGAGTTCGATCGCCAAAGAGCGCGGGTACGTGCACTCGATCATGGGGCGGCATATTCGGTTCCCAGGTGGGCAGTTCGTGCACAAGGCGTCGGGGCTGATTTACCAAGCGACTTCCGCCGACTGCATGAAAATGAAGCTCATCGAGCTGCACCGTTATCTCACCGGTCACGGGGTGGGACGGCTGCTGCTGTCCGTGCACGACGAGGTCGGGATCTCGCTCGATAAGGACTCGCTGGATCACGCGGACAAGATCGCGCAGATTTACACTACATTTGATGGAATCGATTGCCCGATCAAGCTCCGGGTACCGATTACCTGTGATTGGGGCTTGGGTGAAGACTGGTACGAGGCAAAAGGATGAAGAAAATAGATTTGGTCATTGACCTTCAATTCGGCAGCACGGGCAAGGGGCTGATCGTAGGCACCCTGGCGACTTATGAGGGATACGACACGGTGATCACCGCGTGGGCACCCAACGCGGGGCATACGTTCATTGACGCCAAGGGGCGTAAATTCGTGCATACACATTTGGCAAACGGAATCGTCGCCCCCTACCTGCGTAGGGTGTTACTGGGCCCAGGCTCGGTGATTAATCCGGCGCAGCTCCTGGCCGAGATCGAACAGTGCAAGGATATAATCGACGCGAAAAATATCCAGATCCTTATCCATCCGCATGCAGCGGTGGTGACCGAGGAACACTTGGAGGAAGAGGCGCAAAGCATGACGGCGATCGGCTCGACCAAGAAGGGTGTGGGCGCGGCGATGATTTCCCGGATCCGTCGTCAGCCGAACAAACCCGCCGTCGCGAAGGACTTTCTGGAGCTTGCGTCCATGGTATGCACTACCGCGCAGTACCAACGGGCGATTCGAGATTCGGAGCATATTCTGATCGAAGGTGCACAGGGCGTGGGCCTTTCCATGTACCACGGCTTCTACCCCTACACCACCTCGCGGGATGTGAGCACCTTCCAAATCCTGGCCGACTGTGGGATCCCGGCCACACTCTTCAACGAGGCTTCGTGCCGCGTGATCGGAACAGCGCGTACGTATCCGATCCGGGTGGCGAACCGGTACGATTCGGAGGGTAGGCAGGTGGGGTACAGCGGACCGGCGCACCTGGACCAAAAGGAGATCTCATTCGAGGAGATCGGCCAGCCGATCGAACTCACCACGGTGACCAAGCTCCCGAGGCGCATTTTCACGTTCAGCCGCGACCAGATCCGCGAGGCGATCGATCTGTCGGGCGCGAGCGAGGTGTTCCTGAACTTCGCGAATTACGTGCAGGACGAGCAATACCTGCTCCATATCGTGAACTCTATTGAAGAGACCGGCGCTAGGGTAAAATGGCTGGGTCTCGGTCCCGATATCCACTCGGTGGTGCTGCTGTCCGAGGGTGAGAACTACACGGCGAGACGTAAAGAGATCGTATCCAAATGGCAGCGCTACAAATTCCGCAACAAGGCTGGAGCTTAAAAGATGTCTAATGAATTTATCATGAACTCGCTGCTGCACACGCACGAACAGAACCCCCTTCCCTGGAGCATACACCCGGGGAACGATATGGTGGTCATTGATGCTAACGGTGCAGCGGTGGCGAACTTCGAAGTGAAACACCAGTACAACGGCGTGCTCGGGAACTGCGAGAAGAACGCGGACCTCACCGTGCGCTCGGTTAACGCTTTCGCTCGACGCGGTGGTGCGGACATTCGTCGGCTGCAGCAGGTGGTAACCACTTGGGCCGACGAGGTGTTCCCGAATCGCCGAACACCCGATATCCTTCTGAAGCTCTATGAAGAGGTGGGTGAGTACGCCCGGGATCCGAAGGCAGCGGCGGAATTCGCCGATATTATGATCCTTCTCCTTGATTTGGCGGCGATGAACGGTATTGATATTCACAAGGCAGTAACCGAGAAGATGGCGATTAACGTTGGACGCACTTGGACCGTGGACTCTCAAACCCGTATTATGAGGCATACCCGAGATGAAAAACCGTAATGAGGTATTCGATATCTGGTATTCTCGCCGATTCGGTGAGTTACTAGGCGAACAGGACTCGCACACTAGGGAGTTCGTGCGAGAAATATGGAATCAGGCGCTGAGCCGTGCCGTGGACCACTTCGAGTTCGAGAATTTCGAACCCCTGGAGAGTGGGCAGATCATAGACAGGCTCGAGCGTCTTAAAGCGATAAGGTAACGAAGGATGGGTCTTTCTTTAGCCGAACAGCTCCGCGCTTCGCACGTCAAGCGGTGGCAGATCGTCAACGTCTCGCGCACCCAGAATCTAGCGGAGCATCATTTTAACGTCACCCTCATCGTCGGCCAACTTGCTCGACACTGCAGGGACAAGCAGCTACTCGACCCTCAATACGCGTTGAGGCTTATGCACTGGTCGCTCTCGCACGACATGGTCGAGGTCCGTACTGGGGACACCCCGACGCCCTACAAGCGGGTGTTGAGGCAGGTGGGAGGGCAGGACATTATCGACCAGTCCGAAGAGGTCGTAGACCCAGGGTATATCGCCGATAAGCGTCGGGTAGCTGGAACACCGATCGAAATGTACGTGGAGATCGCGGACTTGATCGAGGCGATTTGGTTTCTGCATGACCATGGGATCGGGCAGAACGCACTCGATGTTCAATCGGGTCTTGAGGCGTCGCTCGACCGCTGTGTGCAGAAGTGGCACGGGACTTTCGAGGAATTGGATATTGACTTCGCGGTGCGCCGCGTGTGCGAGGAGATCGGAATATGAAATGTGTAAAGTGTGGCGGTAACACTCAAGTGACCACCGTGTACCAGAACGCGGACGGTGGGACGCGTCGTCGGAGGGAGTGTACGGTTTGCCATTTTCGATTCACCACGCGCGAGTACCCGTCGATCACAGATCCGAAGCTCAAGGAGTATTACTTGGAGACAGACGTTGACACAGATACCCCGCCCGTGGTATAATTGAGATCTTAACACACATAGAGGAACTTAATGACCCCGATCTTTTACAATCTCCGCCAGTCCTGTGACTTCGACTTCCCGTCCTACCGCAAGATCCCGATGTTCGTGCGACAGGCCGCGCGACCGCTGCTCACCGATTTCGAACCGTTGAAGGACGTCGAACTCGTCACCGCACATTCGCTGAAATACGTAGCGAATGTATTCTCGGGCAAGACCCCTAACGGATTCGGGAACACCGATCCGGCGCTCAATGAGACGTTGCGCTACACCAACGCGAATTTCCTGGCCGCGACCCGACACGTGGCCGAAAAAAAGGCGGAGGTCGCATGCTCAGCGACCCAGGGGTTCCATCACGCGGGGTTCGACTCCGGAGGTGGGTACTGCACGTTCAACGGGTTGATGATCGCGGCGCTAAGCTCCGGGGCCATAAAACCCGCGCTAATTTTCGACGGCGACGGTCATTACGGGGACGGAACGGACGATATAATCGGTGCTTTAGCCGTGCACGACCGGGTACGGCATGTGACGAACATGGATATGGAATCGTTCGTCTCGCGTTATAAACCAAACGCTCATGAGTGGGAGGTGTGGGCCTCCGGCTTGATTTCGTCGTCGAAGCCTAGTATAATAATGTACCAAGCCGGTGCTGACGCGTGGATCGAGGACCCCTACGGTGCAGGATACCTGTCGCTCGAGGGTATGCGGAATCGGGACCTCGGAATCTTTCGCGCAGCCAAGAAGTCCAAGATCCCTCTCGTGTGGAATCTCGCCGGTGGATACTGCAAGGATGTTCAGCGCACGGTAGACGTGCATATTCAGACACTTAGAGCCAGCGACGAGGTGTATTATGGCGGGACCCGGTAAAGCACTCACATTTTTGGACCTGATGGGCCAAGTCGGAGCGGGAACCCGCGCGATCGCGAACCTCCCGGGGGCGAAGCGCATTCCGGAGTCGTTCGCCAAAGCGCAAAGAGGGATGACTCCAGCCGAGGTCATCGAGCAGTACAATAAGGCGCAGATGTTCGGCAAAGACCCGATCACGGGTGAGGTTAGGGAATTACGGCAAACCCCAGAATTAGGATCGCGACCAACACTATCGTCCAGTGATTCGTCGCGGATGAGGCGGGGGAAGCTTCCGCTTGAGGTCGGAGTAAAACAGAGGGTTATAAACCCTTCGAGACCTTTAGACACATTGTCGCAATTCAGCTTGTCTCCAGATCAAGATGTGATTTTTAGCAGCTCGACCCCCGAGGAGCTTTACCATCGGATGTACAATCGTGCCGAGGATGCACAAGCCCTAAGACCTGTACCCGACGAAGTCGGTGTGTACGATATTGGTGCGCTTGATGCAGGTGAGGGGATGGGTGCCATGCAGTATGCGGCGCTTTACGACCAGCTTCGTGCCGCAGGTGCTTTTTCGGGTCCCACCGCACTAACCGATATTAATGAACTACGCAGACTCGGTAACGTGATGTCCTACGGTTTGCGACACGGTGATTACGAGAATATCGCGCCAGTAATAAGTAGGTATAACCGATCGCCGCAGCTTTTCGGTCGTGCGGAGAATGCAGATTGGATGGCTCGTCCGATGATGGAGGTCCTGCAACAGGGACGGGGTGACCCACTTTTCGAGCAGGCAGTAGCGCTTCGGCCTCAGCACATGACGCAAATGACCCCGGACCAAATCACCGGCACGCTGGGCTTCAAGGAATCACAACTCGCTCGAATCGCCGGACCGGTACGCGAACCCGTGATGCTCGAGCCTGGGGATCCAGGACTGCTTCGTCACCTCGCAATTCCGGCGCTCACCGATCTCAATGCTTTCGGGATGCAAAGGGGCATTGGCCCCAATACTTTGGGTCGTGCAGCGACGGTGGAACAGTTGATCGAGAAGATCCTCGCGGGTCGTACCGGTGAAGAGGCGGCGGAGGAGATTCTGAATCAGTCCAAGCGTCGCGGGATGAACCTGGAGGAAGGGTACAAAGGTCGTTACAAACAAGGGGGGTTAGCACGTGCAGCAATCATCGACTGATTTGAAGGCAATACTTGAACAGCGCGGGTCGGAATACGGGGATTTCACGGAACAAGCGAAGATCTCCCAAGCCTTGCAGGAAGTAGCGAAGGCGGGGCGCAGCTACGTCACGATGGACACGTTCCAGAAGGAGGCGCTTTTTATGATTTTACACAAAATCTCGAGGATCGTTAATGGAAACTCTCGGAACGTTGACTCATGGGCGGATATCGCCGGATATGCCACACTCGTTGCAGACCGACTACAAAAGTGAAGGGGTATTGACAGATTGTAGCACCCGTGTTATAATAGAGTCTCCAGTAAACAAACCGATAGAGGACAAAAATGGCAAAGAAAGCACCAGTAATCACCGAGCAGATGGTCGACGAGTTAGCACAAGTCCGCCAGCAGCTTGCCGAGCTTGTGGCGCGGGAGAAAGCGCTGAAGGAGACCTTTCGCGAGGCGGGTGCAGCCGTCTACCGGGGCCAGCAGTTCCAGGTCGAAATTACGTTCTCATCCCAGAGTCGGTTAGACTCGCAAGCGGTGAAGGATGCCCTTGGGCCGAAGTGGATTGCCGAGCACCAGAAAGCGGTGGAGCAGATGAATATCCGATCGATGGTCCTGGTGTGATGAAGCCCCGATACGTGACTACGCGTAAAGGGGTCCGGATCGGGTACACGTACGTGCCCCGTCCGGTTTACGATCAAAGCAGCGATATGGACCGGCTGCAAACCGCACTGCTGCACCGACGTGGAAGTGCCTGGGCGGGAGCGAAAGACCTGCTTGCCTACACGATCGGGATGGCTGCACTTCTCTCACTTCTTTGGGCCAAGGAGCTTTACGAATGGGTAGGCAGTCTAATCTAGCCAATCAGCTGCAGCAGGCCATTGAATATTTCCGACGATTTGGACCCTGCCCCTCGGGCGATATGCAGAACGAGATCGGAATCACCAAGCGTGAAGCCGAGCGGGTGATCCGGTTGCTCAAGAATCACGGCGATATCGTGGAGCTTGCATTCTTTCGCAATCGCCCTTGGTATGTGCTTAAACACGACGTCGAGCGACACCAGGATTGGCTCGATCGGAAGCGCCGAGGAATGGGGGACCTGGGGATCTCGGTCCGCGCGAGAGACCGGATGCTCAGGGATTCAATGAAGCTGATCGACGAATCGATGCGCACGTGGTGGGAGGGGTGAACGGATGCTTTGCCCTTTTTGCCATGACGACCGGACAGGCCACGCCGGTTCCACCCGTGTTGCGGATTCTCGGCACTATTGGGACGCAAATGCTCGGCGCTATTTCACCGAGCGACGCCGCGTGTGCAAGGTCTGCGACGCAGTATTCCATACCGTCGAGCGATCACCGACGGTGAAACCCAGGGAGCGAAAAGATGAAGTTAGCTGAGTTCGACATGTGGTTCCGAGTGTTCGCCCTGCTCGGTCTGGGCATTTCGATGGCAATGGCGGCGGGCGGGTGGTTTGCAATGGCTGCTATATGCGCGGCTATTTATCTTGAGCCGTATAGGTGGCTACCATGAACAGAGAAGCTATGAAGCGTATTAAGACTTGGCATGAACGGTGCGAGGAACACCCCGATCATCAGGAAAGAATAATTAGCGAACGCATGATTCAGGAAAGGATGCAGGAGGAGATTGATGAACTGCGCCAAGCACTGGAGACAGAGCGTGAGTGGGTAGCGTGGCATCCGATTGAGTCAGTGCCAAAGACGGGACGCAAAGTGATCTTGTTTTACAAGAACCGTCTTCACGTAGGTAGAACGGTGATAGCAAGGTGGCTAACAGACGAGCAGGCTACAGAAATAGATGCCGATGACGTGGGCTTAGAAGGTGGCTGGTACGAGTGTATTGACAACTGGGACGACTTCACAGAGGTGAAAATTCACGAAGGCGAGCCGTCGCACTGGATGCCACTTCCAGCGCCGCCAATCGAAGCCAAGCTGCGGGAGAAGAACACATGAACCCACAACCCAAAGCCTTAGTGCTGGCTGATGCGCTAGAAGAACTTGACGTGCAATTCAGCCACACGGGTCTATGCGGAGAAGCCGCCGACGAACTGCGCCGATTGCATGTATGGGAAAAGGCTTACGAAGCCGTATGCGATGAGCCAGATGCGATCATAAGGGATTCAGATAAAGCCCATGCGCTTCTGCGATGGGTTGAGAAAGAGATGCGCTACGCCGGGTGGTACATACGCTTAAACGACCAGCACGGACGCACGGATGTGTACGAGGCCATCAAGGAGTTCTTAGCATGAGCAGAGGAGCCATTGAAGAAGCGATAGAAGTGCTAGAGGATGCAAGCGCAGATATGCTGATGGAAACAGGCGATAAAAATTACTACGTCGAAGCCATCGCCGTTTTACGCCAAGCACTTGTCGATGCCGACGACACATCACAAGAACGTGTTGCACGATATGGACTTGCTCGTGAGATTGAATCTAAGCTGAAGGAGAAGAACGGTGGATAGAGACGACATTATCAAGATGGCGCGAGAGGCTGGTTTTAACCCAGTCTCATACATGGGCGCAAACCTTGAATCGTTTGAACGCTTCGCCGCACTTGTTGCAGCACATGAGCGTGAGGCGTGTGCGAATTTGCTCTTGAACGTAGACCTCAGCTCAATGGATGCCGATCATCGGTTGCAAAGCTGGACTGCGACGGTGCTGCTGAATTTTCCCGCCGCTATCAGAGCAAGGGGTGAGCAATGATTAACGATGGAGGTCCCGCATTTCCGGTCAGTACAAGACCATGGTCAGAATATGAACCCTACGGCCATCAAGACTCTGACAGCACTTGGCAATATGGTGGCATGACCCTGCGCGACTACTTTGCGGCTAAGGCGATGCAGGCACTGGCGCAAGGAAATTATTTTGATGCCACCGCGAGGCAGGCTTACCTGATGGCAGACGCTATGTTGAAGGCAAGGGAAGCATGAGCAGAGAAGCTATGCAGCAGGCGCTTGAGGCGTTGGAGGATGTGCCGTACATGTCAAACAAGGATGACTACGAGCGGCTAGAAAGGGTTACAACGGCCTTGCGCCAAGCACTGGAGAAACCTAAATACCGCCGAGGTGACAGGCTCTTGTGCCTAGAGACGGAAGAGTACTGCGTCATCCACATTAGCGGAACGGATCGTCAGTATGTGAAATTTCCTGATGGGCATGTCGGTCAGTACACGAACCAGCAGGTGGCTGACCATTTTGAACTGCTACCGAAGGAAGTCGATGCCGACGACACCCGCCCCCAAGCACGTTCATTGACCGATGAATTAATGGACTGCGTTGATCGGTTGGGGTCTGAGGCTGACACTGTTGATCCACGTGTTTGGCAGCACTTGCTGGTGTACGCGCCGAAGCCTGAGCAAGAGCCGGTTGGCTACTTCAGCGTCAACGATTACGGGCGTTGGGAAGAAAACGAAGGTACATATGGTGAACCTCTCTACACCGCACCACCAAAGAAAGAGCAAGAGCCAGTGGCGTGGGCAGACGCAATCGTAGACGATTTGCAAGGGCTATTTGATACAGATGGCATCACAGAACAAGATTCAGGGGATGCGCTTATTAGACTGTCTGATGCGATTGCAGTAGTGGAAGATGAGAAAAAACGCTATACCGCGCCACAAAAGCAAGAGCCTGTGGCGTGGGCCAATTCATTCGACCTGAAAAACTTTGACATGAAAGTGCGGACATGTCCTGACCTGAACCACACAGTGCCCCTCTACACCGCACCACCGATAAAGCGTGAATGGGTTGGGCTGACGTTGCGAGAGATTGAAAAGTGCATCCATGACGCAAACGACGACCCTATTGTTGCTTGCAGGAATGTCGAAGCCAAGCTAAAGGAGAAGAACACATGACCTACGAGACGACACCTAAGCAGGATCAAGCGATCCGGGAGTGGTTACAAGCGTCCATAGTTCCTTTGATTGAGCAGGTGCTGGTGAAAAAACTCGGACAAGCCATGTCGTTCGCGGCTCAGGAATTGGAGAAGCCTGAACGTGAATGGCGGGGGCTGACGGATGCGGAGATACACGATATGAGCGGGTACGAGGAAGATCGGAAAATGTACCGATTTGCCCGAGACGTTGAAGCCAAGCTCAAGGAACGTAATCATGGATAAAAGCATTTGGACGCGTAGACACGAGATCGACAAAGCACGGCACGACAAGATGAAGGAGCTTATGGACGAGTACGACCGAACCGTGTACTATCCGGCGAGAAAGCAATTGGTCGAAGACTGCGAAAAAGAGGGTCACACCCAGGGGAAGTTTCACGACAACGGGCTCGGCTGGACGTGGTGGTGGTGTGGTAAGTGTGGAACATCTTTTAACAAGCTGAATAGTCATGCGTGAATTCGATATGTGGTTTCGGTTATGCGCCCTCCTCGGTTGCGGTATTTGCACCGGAGTGAGCACCGGGGATTTTTTCACCACGACGGCCGTGATCTTGGCGCTGATCTTTCTCGAGCCTTACAAGTATTGATCGTCCGACGAACGGTAGCTTTAGCTCATTGACGAATTGTCCCACCAGTGGTACAATAGAGGTTCGTTAATCACATAGAGGACATCTTAAATGGCTCACGAACTCGATTTTTCAAATGGTCGCGCGAACATGGCCTACGTCGGTCAGACCCCCTGGCACGGACTCGGGCAGGAGCTGGACGCGAATGCGACGCTCGAGACCTGGATCGAACAGGCAGGATTTAACTGGGAAGTCAAGAAGGGTGCGATCCAGTACGAGGTGCGCGACGAGGAGAACCACCCCGTTTGCGTGAACACGGTACCCAACCGCTGGGCGCTGTACCGGTCGGACACAGGGAAGCCACTCTCGGTGATGTCCTCGAACTATAATATTACCCAGCCACGCGACGTGATGGAGTTCTTCCGGAACCTGATCGAAATCGGCGGGTTCAAGATGGAGACCGCCGGGATGCTGCGCGGCGGTGCCACCTACTGGGCGCTGGCTCGGATCGACGATTCGTTCGACGTCGGCGGCGGGGACGAAGTCCGCCCCTACGTCCAGGTCGCGACCTCCTGCGACGGAACGCTGGCGAACGTTGCCCAGTTCACCACGGTGCGGACCGTGTGCCAGAACACGCTCAACGCCGCGCTGCAAGACACCGCAGGGCAGATCCGCATTCCGCACTCGACGAAGTTCAACGCCGAACGCGTGAAAGCCGACCTCGGGCTGATCGGCGGGACCTGGGAACGGTTCAAGAAGGACGCGACCGAGCTTTCGAAGCGGACGGTGTCAAAAGCGGAGGCGACCAAATATTTCCTCGATGTGCTCTACCCCGACCAGGAAGAGGTCGACCTCGACGCCCATCGTCCGATGCTCGAACTCGTGACTTCGATCTACTTGACCGGCATTGGCCAGAGCACCAAGACCGCGCAGGGTACAGCCTGGGGGTTGGTCAACGCGATCACCCGGTTCACGGACCACGAGCGTAAAGCTACCAGCACCGACACCCGGCTACAGTCCGCTTGGTTTGGTGCGGGTGCTCGGATGAAAAAGAATGCATTGACAACGGCACTCGCTCTGTTATAATGACCGGTGCGGATCGCCTTCCCCGGTCCGCTTCTCCTGTTGTAAGGGTTAACGGCGTTTCGGGGGGATCCGCGCAGGGTTCCCCCGCTTTTTTCAGACATTAATAGAGGTCTCTACATCAATGGTCACCAAAAAAGGTAAGCTTACCACCCCGCCCATCGACGATCACGAGGCGTTGACGTTCCACGAGCTTGACGCCAAGCCGGTGTTCGAGGAACCCGAGACGATCGAGCCCACCCCGGAACCCGAAAAACCCGTGAAAAAGGTCTACACTCGGGATGAGGCCATCCACACGATCGCCTCCTTCGAGTCCGAGGGCCTGACCGCATCGCAGGTGTACGAAATGCTTGTGGGGTCCACGATGCCGCTGCCTTTCAAGACGAACGCGGTACTCGCCCGGATTCTCGCCGAGTGGCTCGGGGTGGACGAGGTCCAAGTGCACTCAACCACCGACTGCGTGAAACGCTGGTTCGTCTCCGCCGAATCCCGGGTGTGAAGAGCTACATCGCCGGTGAAGCCACGTGGCGGTCACCACTGGAGCACCCGCCCCCGATGGGCGTGCGAATGCTGCTTCTGAACCCGAGTGGCGTGTGCGTGATCGGGACCTGGGCCGACTGGGCGTTGGCCTGGGCTCCGCTGCCGAAAATCACCCCTGAAATGAAAAGCATTATCATTCACGGAAAGAAAGACATCTTAAAAGCGAAGGACTAGCATTGAAAACCTACACTTTTACAGCACTGGACTTCGAGAAGTTCGAAGCCAAAGTGCAGTCATTGATTAACGACGTGGGTCTGACTGAGTGGCACCTGTCGATTACCCATGAGCAGATCGGTAGCGGCGTCGCCGCACAAACGCAGTACAACACGGTCAGCAAAAATGCGTCGATCAGGCTAACCATAAATGCCGAAGGCGATTTTGGATTTGTCACTGATGTTGAGCAGTTAGCGATTCACGAGGTCTTGCATCTGGTATTAGCCGATTGGGGTGAGACGGTAGCCAAGATGCAAAACGCTAATCACGACTTGGCAGTAGCGCAAGAGCACGCGGTCCTCAACCGATTGATGAGGATCATTAAATGAGCACCAGGAAATTCGGCACTTATGCTACACGCGAAGAATTCTTGGAGAACGAGGTGAGAACTCTGAGCTTTCACATCCAAAGCATGATCGACATGATGAAGGTGATGAGCATGAATCGTCAAGACTTGCTTGAAGAATTGGAACGCATGAAGCTTGAACTTAAAACCGCCGTGGTAGCTGAGCGTGAGGCGTGTGCGGAACTGTGCGTGAAGCTGGCTGTGGGCGGTGGCTTTGCTGCCGACTGCGCCGCCGCTATACGAGCAAGGGGGCAAGAATAATGGCCTGCGATACCTGTGGCAAAACGAACGTCGAGTTGGTCAAACTGGTCGACATTTACAAAACCGAAGAGATCTGCGACGTCTGCAAGGACTGCGAAAAGGAAATCAACAAGCAGCTTTGGAAGATCAAGGGGATCACCGCAGACATTCAGCAAGGACTGCTTAAGCGGTTCATGGCCAACATGCGCGCCGCCATACGAGCAAGGGGTAGAGGATGAATAGTGGAGATGTATTACGCATGGCTAAGGAAGCGCACATAGAAGCACTCTCCCAAGGGAAAGGTATGCACGTCTGGCACGGCGATGCTTTCATAAGCGATGTGCAAGACTTTTGCGTTCGCTTCGCCGAGCTTGTAGCCGCTGAGAAAGAGAAGCAGATCATTAATATTCTTGAGCGACTGCAAGAGCGAAACGAATCGCACAGCTACTACAAGTATGCGATCAACGTCATTAAAGCCGAAACGTGAACCAGTGTTATACCGTTCATCCGATCCGACGAGCGGTAGGTTAAAAATACCCATTTGGACTTGACAAGGTATTGCACGGGTGTTATAATAGAGGTTCGTTAGTAGCAAACATTCCACCCAAACCGATAGAGGAAAACGAAATGAACCAAGCCACAGTCACCACCGCTCGTGTAATCCCCACCGACGACCTCGTCAAGATCCTCGCCGTTAAAGGCGGATGGACTACAGTCGCCGATGTCGGCAACGGTCGCGAGTACAAGGTCCGCAATTCTGCGTTGCACATGATTGTCGAGACCCCAGTCAAGCCCCCGGTCCTAGCCGAAGAAGTCCGCGCACCGAAGGTCACCGCTCCTCGCGAAAAGCTCCCCCTCGAGCAGCGCAAAAACGGAGTGGTGGATTCGCTCTACCTGCAGTTCTACCAGAATTACGCCAAGACCGTGAACGGCAAGACCGTCCGTTCGATGGACAAGGGCGATTTCGTGGCCGTGGAGCTTCGTAAATGCGAAACGCTCGAGCAGGTTTACGCCTTCGTCTCCACCCAAATGGGACTCTCCCGTGCCGATTTGGTCTCCCGGTTCGCACACTTGAACGTCGGGATGCAGCGCATGAACCTCGGCAACATGCTTCGCCGTTACTTGAAAGGAGCGTAATGAACGCCACTCCCACCAACACCCGGGTCCGCCTCTCGAAGGGGCGGTTAGCCGGAGAAATGCTGCATGAAGGTCGAGTCTACAAGTTCGATTGCTCGATCTCGGGCCAAGACATCGACGCCGAATTCAGGACGGTGGGCGAAGAGCCCTTCGACCGTTGGGAGCTTTTCCGAGCGCTCGAGGCCTGGATCGAGGCGAACCTCCATGGATAATTGGCCCTTTCCCTTCGGCGATCGACCCGACGGCACCCACCGCGCGATCGGGGAACCCGCCGCACCACCTACTCGAGCACTTGTGGAGGACTCAATGAGCTTTGAACTTGCCATCGACGAACACGCCCCCCGGGGAGTCGGGGACCCCTTCTACGTCCCGTGGTGGGCGAAGATTCGCCGATTGGACGGTGAAGCGAAAACGTACCGCGCCTGGGACGGCACCGAGATCCGGGGCGGGAAGATCGTATCGCGCGGTACCTCCTTCCGGGGGTTCGAGGCGGTGATGCGCACGAAGCCCGAGGTCGCTCCGACAGAGATGGCCCCGCCGAGCCCTCCGGAGGTACTTCCGTTGCATTCGAAGCCCCGGGTTAAGGCTAATGTACCGGACTGGGCCTCCGATGCGCTCCGTGAGGCCGGGAAGTGCCCCGACGCCCGTTCAAGGCTCTGCGCCCAGTACGGCATCGACTACGCGGCGCTCATCGAGGGGGCACCAAATGCTGGGGTGGCGACGATGCGAGTCGTAAACGCGCTCCGCCGTTCGTCGAAAGGCTGACGTTATTTACCCTTTTAACCACTGATAGAGGACAGTGAAATGGCGAAACGATTAAGTGCAATGGACCAAGTGTGGGTCACCCAGGAAATGAAAGCCAAAGCGGAGCGTTACCCCACTTGCGGGTACCGCAAAATCGCCTCGATGCTCAGGCTCGACGGGTGGGCAGTCACCGAAACGCAGGTGAAACGGTTATGGCGGTTGGCCGGAATGAAGGCACAGCTGTGAGCGCGGAAAAGAACCTCTGGGGCTGGCTCGACCTGCGCCTCGGGGGTCACTGGTTCGCGCAACGAGTCGAAAACGAGGTCGGCCGTGACACCCCGGACGTGTGGTTCGCGCTGTACAAGCTCCGCGCGGTCTCGGGCTGGATCGAACTCAAGGTCCTCACCGACCTGCCCAAGCGCCCCGGCACCCCTCTCCGGCTCCCGAAGTGGACCTCCGGGCAGCGCAATTGGGCGGTGTCCGCACACCGGCACGGGGCTTGGTGCTTCCTGGGGCTGCAGGTGCTCGAACGCCAGGAATTCTACCTCATCCCCGGGCATGAGGCGGCACGACTGGTCGAAATGCAGGTGCCACACGAGGAGACGCTGCACAAGCTTCGCGTCCGGGGGCTGTGCGTGGACCAAAAGACTTCACGTGAAACACAAACGCTTCGACTAGTTGACACGCTTCGCCAGCCGTGGTAAGATTCGTGGATCTGCCCTCCCCGGGCGGTGTGTGGCACCCTCGCCACACTGGCCGAGATAAGTCTCGTGCCGTCTTGGCAGCAGCCGAGAAGTGTTCCATTGTTCCATCATGATGGAACACAGATGGAACGGTCAGAAGCCCCGTACGACGGACCAGAGAGCCAAGTGTTCCATTGTTCCATGCATATATACGTATATATTTTTGGTTCGAAAACCTGAATATGGGGGGATATGAGGTGGAACGGTGGAACAAAAGAGGGTACTTGAAGAGAAGCCCCGAGGGACGGGGCCTTTGGACCAGTGGGGTTGTTCCATTGCTGTTCCATTATGATGGAACGATGGAACGGATATGACCACACCCGTACTACACCTGCAGACTTCCAGACGACAAGGTATCGTCAGCCACCACATAGGGCTACACCTCGGCCTCGTACGCAAATGCATGAAGGAGAATTTCGACAAATCTGGTGGAACAGTTGTGGAACACGTTGCGTCTGTGGTACACTTCGCGTCATGGCTGGAGTAAAAATCGAACCTTTGCCGGTGGTGGACGTCGACGCGGTGGGTGAAGAGACACTGCGCGAATACGAGCGCCGCGCGGGAATAACGTACGCGATGCTTTACGACATGGTGAAGCAGGATCGTGTTCGTTTTAAGGAACGCGGGGTCGAAGAAGACGCCGAGTCGTTGATCTTTTGTGTTCCAGGTGTCGAAGGTGTCGGACGTCTGCGTAGATTCGAGCGCACCAAAGCCTACCGCATGCTGCAAATCCTGGCCGAGTTCCGGGACGGACCCGAAAACGCGAAGTTTTCTTTAAGACACGCGTACACGGCGGCTGAGGTCAGTCGTGGTGCGATGTCCACGTGGAGGGCTGAACATCCAACCTTCGATCGTCTGATGGAAGACATCCAACTCGAAATGGTCGACACGATGAAAGCCGAGGCTTACCGACGCTCGGTGGTCGGAGTCGACGAGCCCTTGGTACACCAGGGTCTCAAGACGGGCGAAACGATCAAAAAGTATTCCGATTCCCTGCTGCAGTTTACCCTGATGGGGTACGACGCGAAATTCCGAGCCAAAGACGTGAACGTCGCGGTGTCGGGCCAACTTAACACGAACGTTAACATCGAGGGACTCCGTGATCGACTTGCCCAGCGATTACAGGCGGTCGCCAAGTCGAAGATACAAGGCGAAGAAAGCCCCGATTGATCCGCACAATTTTTCGGATTTTGTGTCCGAGATGAGCGATCAGGAGGTGGTGGAGCTTTACTACGACTGGCCGACCTGGGCTCGACCCAACCAGATGGTCCCACCCGGTGAGGATTGGACGATTTGGCTTATTCTTGCCGGTCGTGGGTGGGGAAAGACTCGGTGTGGAGGTGAATTCGTCCGGTTCCACGTGGAACAAAAGCTCGCTTCACGCGTCGCGCTGATCGCCGAAGACGCGGGGGACGCCCGGGACGTGATGATCGAGGGTGAGTCCGGGCTGTTAGCCATTTCGCACCCCTCTAACCGCCCGAATTGGGTGCCGTCCAAGCGCCGACTCGAGTGGCCCAACGGGGCGATCGCGACCATTTACTCGGACAACGATCCCGAGACGCTTCGCGGTCCACAGCACGACCTGTTCTGGGTCGACGAACTCGCCAAGTTTCGCAACGCCAAAGAAATGTGGTCGAACCTGATGTTCGGCCTGCGCCTCGGCCAACGTCCGCGCGGTGTCGTCACCACGACGCCCAAGCCGATTCCGATCGTGCGGGAGCTGCTCGAAAACCCGCGCGTATTCGTCACTTCAGGGACCACGCATGAGAATTTCGGAAACCTCGCCCCTACCTTTCGTGATGAAATCATCGCCCAGTATGAGGGAACTCGACTCGGACGTCAGGAGCTTTACGCCGAGGTCATCGACCCGGAAGATTACGGAATCGTCAAGCGCGAGTGGTTCAAGCTTTGGGACTCCGATCGGCCATTCCCCGATTTCATGTATATTGTGCAGTCCTACGATTGTGCTTACACCGAAAAGACTATCAATGACCCGACCGCATGTTCTGTCTGGGGAGTGTTCAGGCCGAGCGAAGATTCACCTTTATGCGTGATGCTCATCGACTGCTGGGAAGAGTTCCTCGCTTACCCCGATCTGCGCCCTCGGGTGGTGAACGAGTACAAAGAGTCCGTGTACGGCGAACCCGGTAAAAAGACCGATTTGGTGCTGGTCGAGGAGAAAGCCTCAGGCATTTCGATCCTTCAGGACCTGCGCTACGCCGGGGTGCCTTGCCGTGGCTACAACCCGGGCAGAGCGGACAAAGTGCAACGGCTGCACATCGTGGCGAACATCATCGCCTGTGGCCGGGTCTACATCCCTGAATCGGTCGTGCACCGGGGGCAGCCGCGTGACTGGGCGGAGAAGCTCGTCTCCCAGATCTGCTCTTTCCCCGAGGCCGAGCGCGACGACCTGACCGACACCACCACGCAAGTGCTCCGGCTGTTGAAGGACATGGATTTCTTGCGCATCGACCCGGCCGAAGTCGCGCCGGATTACTACGACGACGAGCGTCCACGCAGGGTGAACCCTTATGCCCAATGATCTTCTTAAAACGGTTGGCGACTACCTCAACCCCGAGGACCTGCTCACCCTGGCCGGACCGCTGGCCGGGTTCAAGCCCACGGCCGGGATCACCGCCGCGTTGTACGCACCGAGCCTGAACGAAAACGAGGCCGAGGAGTTGGACAAGCTCCGCGCGATGCGCCCTCCCGCCGCTGCTCCACGTGAAACAGCACAGACCCCGGAAATGCGCGATTTCGTGAATCGGCTCCGGTACGAGCAGTTCGTGGGGGACCTGCGCAAGCAGTACGGACAACACGCCGATTTAATGCTGCAAGGGTTGATCAAGCAGGGATTGCAGGACGAGGCGCAACAGGCCCGGATGACCGGTCCACGTGCCAAGCCCCCCGCCCCTCCCGCTGCACGGCACGAGGCGACCGTACCCGAAGGACGGTTTCGCAGGTACGCCGAGGGCGGCATGATCGAGCACATGACGCCGGATTTCTCCGACGGTGGGCGGATGATTTACACCGATTCGCTCGATTCCTACGCCGGGGGTGGTGGCGTCAAGGGAAAGACCGTGCAGCAGATGGCGGACGAGTTGCTCACCAAAGGCCTGAAGACACCGGACCTGTCCAGGCGTGGCTTTATGCGACTGCCCGATCTTGGTGGCCCCAAGGAGTCGAAGCTCCCGATACCCGCCAAAGACATGGAGCGTTACCAGACCGAGAAGACCACGGTCGACCCCCTGTCGGGCTTGGTGGAGAAGGTAGTTGAAAAGGTCGCGCAAACGCCGATGTCCAGGCGTCAGATGTTGCAGGGCGCACTCGCCCAAGCCGCGCAAAGGGTTTTACCCTCCGTGGCCATGCAGCCCGTGAAGGATGTGGCGTCCGAGGTGGCCAAGACCGTGATGAAGCCCATCCCCACGCCCTCGATTGGTGGGTTGGTGGCACAAGGGTTGAAGATGGGAATGGACGAGGACGAAATCCTGCGTTTCGTGCAGAGTGCGATGCCTGGGGCCGACCCCGAGGAATTGGCCGGGGATTTGTATTATTTACCAGGAATTATGCGCGATCCGTACGAATATGCCGAGGACATGGGTGATGAGCCACTCATGAAAATCTTTGGACAGTTAGTGTCGCCTTACCAAGAATCCCCGATGGCACTTCGTCGTACGATGCGCGACATCCGAGGGATAGACCCAGCAAAGTACGATGAGTTAAAATCGGTGGCTCGCGATATCAAAATGTCGAATTTGGAAGACTAAGGACCCAATATGGCCACTAGCACTTTCCCTCAACAGCAGCAGCCAGCGATGACCCCGGGACCGGAGGACACCGAAGGCCTGATGGTCGACTTGGACGACGAATTCGCGGAGATCGAAGAGCAGCCCGATGGCTCGGCGATCGTACGGATGCGGGAGTTCGCGGGACCTCAGGAAGACCCGGATTTCTACGAGAATCTGGCGGAGTCGGTACCCTCGTGGGAACTCTCGAAGCTCGCGCTGAAAATGATCCAGTTGATCAAAGCGGACAAGGAAGCGCGGAAAGAACGCGACAAGCAGTACGAAGAGGGGATTCGGCGCACGGGGTTAGGGAAAGACGCCCCGGGCGGTGCGAATTTCGAGGGTGCGTCCAAGGTCGTGCACCCGGTGATGGCCGAAGCCTGCGTGGATTTCGAATCCCGAGCGATCAAAGAGCTTTTCCCGCCGGACGGTCCCGTACGGACGAATGTGGTGGGGGACGTCACCGAGGAGCAAAAGAACCGGGCCGAGCGCAAGCGCGACTTCATGAACTGGCAGCTTACGAACCAGATCGTCGAATTCCGCGACGAGCAAGAGCAAATGCTTACGCAGCTGCCGCTTGGCGGCTCCCAGTTCCTGAAGCTGTGGTACGACCCACAGAAGAAACGCCCCTGTGCCGAGTTCGTCCCGATTGATAACCTGATCATCCCCTACGCGGCGGGGAGCTTTTACACCGCAAACCGCTGCGCCGAGATGCAGGACATCACCGAACAGATGTTCAACGAGCGGATCGAGGCGGGACTTTATCGCGACATTTCGGTCACGCGGGTTTCCGAGGAGCCGGAGCTTACCGAACCCGAAAAGGCGAACCAAAAGGTCGAGGGTAAGACCTGGACCGACGACGAAGACGGGCTTCGACGTGTGTACCACGTGATGGTGAATATGTCCTGCGAGTGGGACTCGTTTTGCGAAGGCGAAATCGCCCCTTACATCTTGATGATCGATGAGCAGACGACCGACGTGGTCGGCTGGTACCGGAATTGGGAAGAAGGGGACGAGACGCGCACGAAGCTCGACTGGATCATCGAGTTCAAATTCATCCCCTGGCGTGGTGCACTGGCGATCGGGTTCCCACACTTGATCGGCGGGATGTCGGCTGCACTTACTGGGGCACTCCGGGCGCTGCTGGACACGGCGCACATCAATAACGCGGCGACGATGCTCAAGCTCAAAGGGGCGAAGATTTCGGGCCAAAGCCAGAACGTCGACGTCACCCAGATCACCGAGATCGAGGGTGCGCCCGGGGTGGACGACATCCGAAAGATCGCGATGCCGATGCCTTTCAACCCACCCTCCGAGGTGCTATTCAAGCTGATGGGCTGGCTGACCGAGGCCGCGAAAGGCGTGGTGACCACGAGCGAAGAAAAG